CAGCAGCCCGCCCTTGAGTTTGAAGCGCGGATGACGGCGATTGATGCGGCGTATGAGCGCGGCATCCTCACCGCCCAGCAGTACGCAAACGAACTCAGGAACCTCCAGATTGAGATGATCGAGTTCAGGATGGCGACGGGCGACGCCACCATCGCGGAAGGGTTCGTTGCCCAGCTGGCCCGCATGTCGCAGGCCGCCCAGAACTGGCGGGCGGAGGTCAGCACCCTCATGGCCGACACGTTCATGAGCATCAGCGACCGGGCGGCTGACGCGTTCGGGCGGGCGATTGCCTATGGCGAGGACTTCGGGAAGGCCCTTGAGGACATCGCCCGGGGCGCCGTCGCGGAGCTGATCAGCTCCCTCGTGAAGCTGGCCATACGCTGGGTGATCAACCACACGATAGGCAAGGCCCTGGACACCGCCGCGCAGGCTTCCATGGCCACGACCACAGCCGTGTCCGCCGCGCAGGGCGCGATGGTCGCTGCGGCCTGGGCTCCCGCCGCCGCCGCAGTGTCGCTCGCTACGGGCGGCGCCAACTCCGTCCCGGCGATGACCGGCATGGCTGCGGCGTTCGGCATGTCCCGCCTGCTGTCGATGATCCCTGGGTTCGCGGACGGCGGCATGATCGGCGGCAAGGGCGGGCCGCGCGACGACGCGAACCTCGCGCGCGTGTCGCGCGGGGAGTTCATCGTCAACGCCCGGGCGACGCGCAACAACAGGGCCACGCTTGAGGCCATCAACGAGGGCCGGGCGCTCCCGGGCCGCGACGTCACCGTCAACATGGACGTCACCATCAACGGCGCTGCCGACCCCGCCGCCTCCGCGCAGCAGGTCGCGTCGAAGGTAAAGCAGGCCGTGCGCGACGTCCTCCGCGAAGAGCGCAGGCCGGGAGGCATGCTGAGCTGATGACTGTCCCGCTCCTACCAATCGCCGCCAACAACATGAGCCCGGGGACGGGTTACTCTCGCACGCTGAAGTCGGGCCGCATCCGCTATGCCGACGGATACGGTCAGTCCATGAAGCGCGGGATCGCGCCCGCCCCGCAGGTGTGGACCCTCACGTGGAACGACCTCACGGTTGCCGAGGGAGAGGCCCTTGACGCGTTCTTCACCGAACTGAACAGGCTGGGCACGACCTTCCGCTGGACGCCCATCGGGAAGTCCGTGGAGGCGCAGTATGAGCCGGATGGGGAGTTCAGCGTCACCTACGACTCAAGGCATGACACGGCGTCCGCGTCCCTGACCGTCAGGGAGGTGCGCGGTGTCTGACCACCTCCAGCTCCGGGACCTTGGGCCTGAAATCCACCTCTACGACCTTGACCTGACCATGTTCGGGGAAGGGACCTTCCACTGGACGCCCGCCGACACCGGGGACCCGGGCGCGAGCGTCCAGTTTGACGGCACGACCTACCTGTCGTTCCCGGTCCACGTGAGCGCCTATCAGGCGTCAACGACCGGGGCGCCCTCGCGGCCCACGCTGATCGTCCCGAACGAGGACGGGCTGTTCACGCCACTGGTTCGGGACAACTGGGACCTCCGGGGCGCGATCCTGCGCCACCGCGTGACCTACGCGAAGTTCCTTGACGACGGGGATGACCCGGACCCGGAAGCGGTGTTCATGGACAACGAGTGGGCAATCGTCCGCAAGACCAGCGCCCGCAAGTCGCGCCTCGCGTTCGAACTGGCCACACCGATTGCGATGGCGGGGTCAACGATACCGTCCGAACTGGCGCTGCAGGACGGCTGTCAGGCCGTCTATCGGAAGTGGGACCCGGTGGCCAACGCGTTCGACTACACCGGGGCGACCTGCGGCTACACCGGCACGCAGTACGTCAAGGCGGACGGGACGACCACCAACGACCCGGCCCTTGACTCCTGTCCGAAGCTGTGGCGGCACTGCAGGCATCAACAGACCTTTACGGCGTGCCCGTCAATGGCTAGGTTCCGCATCCGATGATGAGCGAACAAGCCCAGATTGACTTCCAGCAGCACGCCCGCGAGGCGTGGCCGGGAGAGTGCTGCGGGATCGTGTCCGGCGGCACCTACAGGCGGCTGCTCAACGTCGCGCCCGACCCGGCGGCGGAGGCCCGCGTGAGCCTCGCGCAGTGGAAGGCGGTGCGCGCGGAGGCGGAGGTGTTCTGCCACAGCCACACGAACGGCTGCAACTACCCGTCGCGGGCCGACATGGAGGCGCAGCTGGCGGCTGACATCCCGTTCGCGCTGACCACGACGGACGGGCAGGCCTGCACGCCCGTGTCCGTGTGGGGCCGGGGCGCCCCGCGCCCGCCCCTGCTTGGGCGCCCGTTCCAGCACGGCATCACCGACTGCTATGAGGCGATCCGTGACGACTTCGCCCTGAACGACGGCATCGAGCTGCCCAGCTACCCGCGCGACTGGATGTGGTGGGAGGCGGGCGGCGACCTGTATGAGCAGTTCTTCCAGTCGGCAGGGTTCGCGGAGGTCGCAGGCCCGGACGTCCGCCCGGGGGACTGCGCAATGATCACGCGCCCGGGGCGGCGCAGCAGCGTCATCTGCCACGCGGGGCGCCTCAAGCCGCAGGGCCTGATGTTCCACCACGCGTGTCGGACGGGCGGGGGCTGGCAGCCCAAGTCCCTGAGCGAACTCACCCCCGTGGAGAGGTGGAGGCCATACATTGTCAAGTGGGTGCGCTATGTCGGCTGAACCTATCCGGGTGACCCTTGAGGGGCGGCTCGCGAGCTATGGCGGGCCGTTCGACCTCTATGTGACGTCAGTCGCGGAGGCCGTGAGCGCACTGGTCAACCAGCTCCCGGGGTTCCGGGCGGAGCTGGAGCAGGGACAGTACCGCATCGAGCGCATCCGCCCCGGCGGGGGATCGCGCCCCATCACCGAGTCACAGCTCAACTCCACCCTCCGGGGCGGCGAAGTCCGCATCATCCCCGTCCCCGCCGCTTCGGGCGCAGACCCGGTGACGTGGCTGATCGTCGGGGCCGTCCTGCTGGGCAGCGCCGTGGCCGTCGCGCTGTTCATGCCCAAGGTCCCGGGCCTGGACGCGAACGACCGGGAGGACAGCAGCCGACGCAACACGAGGGTGTTCAACGGCGCCCGGAACGTCACCGAACAGGGCCACCCCTACGCCCTGAACTACGGCGAATGCGAAGTGGGCGGCATCATCGCCGCGTCAGCCTACCGCGTCGAACAGATTGGCTACGGGCAGCTTGGAGGCGCAGCAGGCGTCACGCCCGGGGCAGGAGGCGGGGAGGCCGGTGGGAACCCGCTGGGTGACGGGCTCTACCTGCAGGGCGGTGGCGGCGGGAAGGGCGGCGGTGGGGGTTCTTCCTCCCCCGTCGAGGACCCGAACACCCTTGAGAGCAAGGCCACCGTCTACATGGTGCTCGTGACCGGCTCCGGGCCGTGCGAGGGCCTTGGGTCAGAGCCGCTGAAGCGCCTGAAGATCGGGGGCACCCCCGTCCAGAACGCTGACGGCACGTACAACTTTCAGGGCGTCACCCTGTACGAGCGGCTTGGGGAAGCCGACCAAGACCCCATCCCCGGGTTCGGCCTGAGCGAGAGCCCAAGGACGGTTGACCGCAAGGCGACGGCGGCGGGCGGGCGCGTGGTGGAGACGATCACCAACCCGAACGTCGACAAGGCGCGCGTCATTGTGCGGTTCAAGCAGGGCCTCAGCGAGCTGGAGCCCAGCACCGGGAACCTGAAGGGCTCATCCGTCACGTACGCCATTGACCTGCAGTCGAACGGCGGCGGGTACACTCAGGTGCTCACGCACACCGTGAGCGGCAAGCAGACGGCTGCCTACGAAGTCGAGCACCTCATCGACCTCCCCGCTGGCCTTGGGCCGTGGAACGTGGCCGTCAGGCGGGTCACTGCCGACGCGGGCGGGGCGAACGTCAGCAATGAGATGTGGTTCTACATCCTCAGCGAGGTCACGGAGGCCCAAGTCACGTACCCGGGCCGGCACGTCCTCGCGCTGTCCGTAGACGCCACCACGTTCGGCAGCGAGAACATCGGCACCATCAGCGCCGTCGGGCGCTGGAGGATCGTTGACGTGCCGACCAACTACGACCCCGTGACGCGGACCTACGCGACCACGGGGCCGGGCACGAGCGGCGGCATCTGGGACGGCACCTTCAAGAAGGCGTGGACTGACGACAACGTGTGGTGCCTGTGGGACATGTGCGTCTCCCCTCAGGGGGCGGGCCGCTGGCTCCGGGCGCAGCACCTTGACCGATTTGAGTTCATGCGGGCGTCGATGTTCGCCTCAACGAAGGTCCCGACGCCCGACGGCGATGAGCCACTGTTCAGCTTCAACGCTTCGATCACGACCGCGCAGGAGG